AATACTGGAATCCGCTCTCGCGCAGGAACACGCCGTCCTCGCCGCCGACCTCGAAATAGAACGAGCCGAACGGCATGTTCTTGCTGTCCTTCTTCGTGATGTCGCGGTCTGCTCGAGGCTCAATGGCATGGATAACAGGCACCCACTGATCCAGCGTGCCAGTGTCGTACATGTTCTGCACGCCGGTCGAGCAGTTGTCGTAGCCGAACTCCTTGACCATCTGCGACACGGTCATCTCGAACTCGCGGTAGAGCGTGCAGACGCGGCCCTGCGCGTCAGTCGAAATGCAGTACTCGCCGCAGGTCAGCGGGTAGTGATGGATGACCTGGTTGAAGTCCGGCATGATGATCGTGGCCGCCGTGCCGAACGCACCAAGTTCCTCGTACATCTGGTGCAACGAGCGGTAGGTGTTCGACTTTTGGAACACCAACTGCATGCGCTTGGTCACATCGTCCAGCCACAACTTCACGGGCTGATACGAATTCAGTTCCGGGTCTGGCGTCGCCAGCCTGAACCATTGCCGAGCAGGGCTGGTCGCGCCGGCCATCATTCCTGCGCCGAGCGTGCGAAGCGACCTGGTGCCGGTGTTGTCGTAGATGTTGTTGTGCCGGCGCCAGCCCTTGTCGCGGTCTTGACGGAAGTAGCGACCGTTGCGCGGCAGCAGGTAGGAGGTGATCTCCTGCCAGTGCGCAAACCACGATGCACGCTCGGACTTGAGCTGCCCCCAGCGCGTGAACAGTCGATCACGCTGCGGCGCGTTCTTGTAACTGCGGTTGTCGCCGGGGTATTCGCTCATGGTTTAGCCACCGAGGAGGGAACTGCGTCCGAGCTGAAGATCCTGCGGGTTGACGCCCATCGGCCCTGTGAGCATGGTGCCGGCGGGCCCGCCGCCGCCAGACTCCTGCGCGGCCTGCATGATGCCGGCCACGTCTGGCGCACGACGATTCGCTGCGCGCATAGCACCCATTGAAGCCTCGGTCTGCGCCTGCGCCTGCTTGGCAGCCTCGGCCTGGGCAGCCTCCTGCTTGCGCATGGCATCTTCCTGCGCCTTCTTGCCCTGCTCGCCAGCATAAACCGAATAGCCGGTTCCAGCCGCAGCCGCACCAGCCAATGCGCCAATGAGAATTGTTGATAGTGCTGCCATGTTCAAATCCTCTTTGTGTGAGTTTGTTCTGTTCGGTTGTAACCCATTCGATTCAGCATGCCAGATACGGCACTGGCATTTTCTCCATCAAGATTGCTCATGCAAATTGCAACAGCGCCATTGCTTTGCGCCCATTGCTCGAACGCTTGCACAAGACGTATCGCTGCCGTGCTGCGTCGATGCTCCTTGTTGATCCACCACGCCATTTCGCTTGCAACACGCACTCTTGGTGCGTACCACAATGGCGCAATCATCGCCACCAACAGTCCTATTGGGCTGCCGTCCTTTTCCGCAATGAAAACAGTTGCGTTCGTTATTAGCCATTGGATTGTGGTTCGTAATTCTTCTTCAGTTGCAGAAGTAAAGTCCGCATATGGCGAGAATGCCACGAAATCCTTGGCCATTGCGAGGAGAGCATCCTCATCATTGGCGGTAGCAAAACGAATCATGCCAACCTCCAAACGCTAGAAATGTTCGTATTCACTACGGGCACCTCACACCTCCTCGTATGGGTCATAGTCCTTCGGGCGTGGGTCAATCTTCTCGCGCACCTCGCGTGGCAATTGCTTGGCGACCGGATAAGCGAACGTCAATGCCAGCGAGTCGGCGATGTCCGGGCTACCACCGCCCTGTAGCCGCTTCTTGATCTCGTCCTTGCTCTCGAGAACGCGGCGACCGACCTGGTCGTACCAGAACGTCGGCGTGGACAGTTCGGCCTTGAGCGTGTTGTCATCCGGGATCGCGCCGCCGTTGTCAATCCATTCCTTGACCAGCCACCACATTTCGGCTCGCTTGTTCAGGAACAGGTTCGGCTGGGTCGCCTTGCCGCCGAACGGCACCTCAACCACGAAGTAATCCAACTGCCGCAGGCGGTCGATGACACCAGCGCCGGCACCGGAGTCGATGAACACGGCGTCCGGGTCGCGGTCTTCGATGACGTTGGCGACTGCCGACGCCAGTTGCATGTTGTCCATGCCCTGGTAGATGATCGGGTCTTCCATGCGCAGCCCTTGCCGCAGCACGATCACGCTGCGGTCATCGCCGAACCTGGCCGGATCGACGCCGACGACCAGCGGGAACTCGAGTACCTCGCTGTCCTTGTACTCGCGGCCTGCCGCTGTCTCGGTATCTGACAGGCTGATGAGCTGATCCGACCCGGCTGCGCTGAAGTCACACAGATACTCTCGCGCAAACGCGGCCTCCGGCATGTCGCGACGCAGGCGCTCGACCTCGTCGCGGTCCAGCGCGTCGGTGTCGTTGACCGTGTACCGGGCCGCATACCAATCAGGCAGCGTCCCAGCCCGGTAGAACAACTCGCTGAACAGGTTGATGCCCGCCGGAGTGCCGATGAACATGGCCCAGCCTTTACGGTCTGACAGCGCCGGCTGGATGATGTCGTTCCAGACTTCGGGCTTGATCTGGGCCACCTCGTCAATGACGCAGCCATCAAGGCGCACGCCACGCAGCGCGTCTGGGTTGTCTCCACCAAACAGGCGGATCGTGGCACCGTTGCCCTTGAACGTCACGGCTAGGTCAACCTCGTTGATTTCGACGCCGCCATACCGAAGCATGGGTTCAACCTTGCGCTTTAGGCGTGCCCAAGCGATGGTCTTGGCCTGCTTCAGGAATGGCGCGACGTACACAAAAAACGGAAGCGGCAGTTTGCAATTCACCGCATAGTCCAGCAATTCCATCAACGCCAATTCAGTCTTTCCAGCTCGCCGATGCAACGCTAGTACGTTGAACCGCTTGCGTTCCTTGTGGCATCGCCGTTGCCAATCCCTCGGCGTGTATTGGAACTCCACATCAACGCGGGACATTGGTAATGACATTCATAATGATTCCGCCGCCATGCTCAACGCCCACTTTGTCGCCGTAGCGGTTTGGGTCCCACTTTCCAAGCAATCGCAACGCCGTATCAATTTGCAACTTCTTCCAATTCAGATCCAACTGATCGGTTGGTTGAGAACTGGCGATGTTTCTGCAATCATCTGCAATGGCATCAAAACCGCGATTGCGGGCTTCCTTGAAGCGTAGGGCAAATTCGGCGTCTTTTGCTAGCCAGTCGTATACCGTTGTGAAACAGGGCCTACCTGGACCGCGACACCATGCTCTCAATGACTCCCCATTTGAAATGGCTGCGATGATTTCATCGGCAACCCTTGGCAGCACTGGTTCAGGCGGCCTGCCGCGAGGTCTTTTCTTTGCCATTGCAAAACCTTTCTGCTGCCCATTGTCGCAACCTTTTACGGGCTTCGCCTTTACAACATTCTATTTCAAGCATGCACTCAAGCATCTTTTTGGCTTGGAGCATGTTTCCTGCCATTGCCGCTTGCTTTGCAGCCCATGCAAACCATCGCTTTGCAATGAATAATGGCTTGTCTGAATGGGTATTCAGGATGCTGGCATTGGCGATTCTGGTTTCAATCGCGCAACTTGGTTGATCTCCACCAGGTGCCATGTTAGTCAAAGTATTTCCGAACCGCGCTATCCAATCCCGTTCAGCATCTTTCCAGTTGTCATCATCGCATTGTTGAAGCACTATTGCACCCACTTCCCTTCCTGCTGCAATAACGGTTCTGATCCAAGATTCCTTGTGTTTGTTGACTCCGCGATGATGAGTGGAATCACAAACATGCTGTTTCAATCTAACCTGTGGTTTTTTGCTCATCCCGATGTAGCGAATAACTCCATCGCCAGCATGCAACCCATAAATGAAACAGGTGTTACCTGCGCCTCCAGGCATGAGCGATTTGCCCACGTCGCTCGTATCGGCAGATTTTGATGACTGTATCTCTGCGGAGGTTGAACATCTTGGCGAGTCGCCGGTATCCGATGCCTTCTTCCTCGTGGAGGTATCGGAGTCGCTGGACGGTTGCTTCCGGGATCGTGGCATTGTGGTGGGTTTCGCCTATGCGGTCGCCGCGCTCGTTGACGGCGACTACTTTCGCTTCTTTGCGCGGGCTGGCAGGCTCTTGAAGCTGCTTGTCTTCTTTGCCCATTTCTTGGCGATCTTTGGGTGTTTCGCGTACATGAAACGCTGCTGTGCCTTGGACTTGAATGGCATCACTTCCATCCCTTCTTGAGTTGCGCATATGCCTTTGGGCTCACGGTGGACTTTGACTTGGATCGGCTGGTGCCGGCCTTGCGCCTGCGGTTGATGTTTCCGACGAGAGAGTTCTTGGTTTTCTTTGCCATTAGCCTTCCCAGTAGGTGGTTTCTCCTCGTCGGTAGTTCTTCAAGTCTTCACGCTTGCTCGGGTTGACGAGGTGCTTGTCCGAGTAGGTGACGTAGTTATTCGGCAGCAGGGCGAACTGGCCTGTGTCCATCTCGAGCAGGTTGAGCGGCTTGTGTTCCTGCGGGTAGCGAGAGAAGCCGTCTGTCCAATCGATCACGATTCCGGTGTGCCTTCCCTTCCATCCGTACTTGATCGTAACTACCTCGAGTCCTTCGAGATAGTGCAGATGGAGACATTCCAAATGTTCGCCCATTCCGCCCCACGGTTCCAGGTCATGTCGATCGTGCCAGAAGCCGCCATCGTCGGTCGCCAGCAGTCCGTGCATGGGTAGGCCACACCAATGTGCTCCGCTCTCGAGCAGGACATGCGTCATCAGCATTTGGCCTGGTCGTGAATAGACAGCGTGCCAAATGCCTCTGGTGGTGCCGGCAGGCATGCCAGGCCCGAGCAGGTGGTTCGGTACGGTGACGTACA